CCTTTTGTAACTTGTGTTTCATAAATAGTATTTGAATTACCTCTTATAGAATTAACAGATTGTAAGACATTATCAAAACTACTTCCATCTCTAGCTACAAATATCGCTGCATAAAGATAATCAGATGAACTTGCAGAGCTTACATAGGTACAGGAAGTAAATGTTATTTCATAATATCCAGTAGAAGGAAAAGTGAAATTTGTTGCAGCAGTATTTGTAGTAGTACTTAATCCTGTGCCTAGTCCTGTGACATTCATAGTTCCATAAGCACCATTTACTCGTGAAAAATTTGTTTTTACATAATTCCACTGTGCGCCTGTCATAACCTGACTAGAACTTAAAGCATAAGTATCAATCATTGAAATTCCAGCAGATATGCCAGACAACCCTGATCCATCCCCACTTAAGCCACTTGCTGAGATTGCAAATTTTTCTACCCCACCAGCAGAAAACTTGATAGTGTCAGCAGCAGGAAAACTTATTCCTGTATCAACATCATCTCCTGTTATAGCTGGTGCTGATACAGATCCAGCTACTCCTTTAATTGCAGGTGTTGTTCCTGATAGTTCTAAGCTCATAATTAAAGAATAACAAGAGTTGCACCATTTGGCACGACTACTTCTTTACCTGCATTTATTGTAGGCGATACTGTAATCGCATTCTTACCAGCACTTAATTGATAATTTTCAGTAATAGTTTGGCCTGTTTCCAAGAACACCTCATCCGTGCCACCTCCCTGTGCGCCACCACCCCCACCAAGTTCTCCCCATCCTGTATTTTTGTACCCTTCAAATCTATTTTGAGTTTGATTGTATCTGAATTGGCCTAGTGCTGCTGCTGGTTGTCCAGATTGTCCAGGTTGTTGTGCATCAGTTCCAACAGGTACTTTTAAGAAACCATTAGAATTCATTGATACATCGCCTGTCATAACAGGACTTGCTGCTACAACATGACCAAAGTTTGCTTCGTTTATCTTTCCTAAAACAACATAAGTTGCACTATCATTTGAAACTGCTGTTGCTATTTTTAGTTCGTTAGTAGATGTATTTATATGAGGCTGATACTGAGCTATATTAGCTGCTCCTGATGGATCGCTACTTCCAGAGCTTAATGTTCTTAATGCATCAAATATATCCTTTATTGCTTCACGAACAGCAGCACCAGTACCATTGGCTGGATGAAAATTATTTCCTGTTTCTTTACCTGTACTTACAACTCTAGCCATTTAAAAAAGTAACATTGAACCTATTCTAACTTGCTTTACCAAAACCGACAGCTTGATATGCGAAATTTCTATTAACTGAAGCATTCGATGAATTTTTAAAGTGAATAGTAAACCCTGTTCCAGAAGTGTTACTTAGTTCATAAAAGTCTCCAGATTGCATATCTTGTGCAGTAATACCAATCGAAGGTAATATACTATTTGCTCCTCCTTCAGTATTAGCAGTACCTACAAAAAATGCTTTATTGAATGTAATATTTGTTGCACCGTTTGATGTCAAAATGCCATTTGTCGCAGATGAATTTTCAAGACTTGTTTCAGTTCTTTGCTCCATAGATGCGGTGTATCCTAACTGAAATACTCGAATATCTTGTGCAGGATCATTACTAGTTAAATTTACTTTAAATTGAAAACCTCTTCCTTTATATGTTCCATTTGCAAAAGTCTGAAAAGCACTATAAGTAGGGGATCCGCTATTAGGATTGTCTTGAGTTACACGAACCAACATTTCAGCGTTAACATCAGTAGCAGTTAAACCTTCAAAGTCTCCTCTTGCATCTAAATCTGGTATTGAATCAAATAAATCAGAAGGATAAAATGCCTCTGTTAAAAAATGACGTTTAAGATCAACACTAAATACATCTCCTAAATCTAAAGTTGTACCTCCTGCTGTGCCACCAAATTCATAAGTACCTAACGGAGCAATGCCTCCTATATCATCAAGAGATGAAACTAAATCAAAATCCGTAATACTATCAAATTGTCCTACACCTGTTAAATTTAAAGAATTTGTTACTGCATCAAAAGCAACATTAGTTTTTGTTCCTTGAAATCTTGGAATATCTAAATCTTCTCTTCTTGTTTGAATTAATTTTTCATCAACTGTATCAGGTAAATCTATAATTACACTTGCCTCACCATTACTGAATCTACCTCCATCATCTTGAAATTTAAGAATATACTCACCCTCAAGTAATGGAACATCAGCGATTGTTGTATTACCAGCAAGTGCTTCAACCAAATCTGTAGCATTTGAAAATGTTCCTGATCCATCAGTTTTTGGAGAATGTCTTACATAAACACGACCACCATGAGTTACATCTAAATCTGTTGCTAAATTCCAACGTAATCTTATAGTTTTTTTGCTTATTGGTTCTCCTGTAAGTCCAGTGACATCAGCAGGAACAGCAGTTTTACCAACTGTAGTAAAAGTATCGGTTGCAGATGTAGCACTAGGTTCTAATGCAGCATTTAAACTACGAACAGATACTTCATATGATCCTACTTTTGTGTTAAATATTTCAAAATCAGGGCTACTAGTTGTAGTTGAAACAATATTATTATTATTAAATCTATAATTAACCATATAATTAGATACACCTGTGACAGGTTGCCATCTAATAATTAATTTAGAGACAGGTTGATTATTAATTAATACAATTACTTCATCTGCCGATAGTCCAGTAGGAGGTGATTTTATAAGATTTAAATTAGTTATATTTGGTTGAGGTATTGTTTCATTATTTTCAATAAAATCGTATTTTTCATTTACATATGCAAGTGCTGTTATTCCATAACTTATTCCATCTCGTTCCTCAACAGACATAACTCTAAATGTCTGAGCAGAAATATCATTAGTTTCTAACATCCAAACACTGTTAGAATTTGGTGCTTGACTTAAAGCACTAGCCAAAGTAATTACTTTTCCTGATATTCCGCTTACATTTTTAGTCTCAACTGTTCCATTTGGCATTATTACGCTTAACTTAGGATTATTTTGATCTGACAAATCAGTATCACTAGAATTATCCACTGTTATTTGGGTTGTTGTAGCTGTACTAATTCTTCCTGCTCTTCTTACACCTGATCTTGCAGGATCAGCAATACTAATTATTGAGCCTGGTCGAACAATACATCCTGCTTCCATAGATGTAGAAAATGATACTGTTTCAGTTTCTCTTTGTTCAGCAAATAACATAGCTCGGGCAAATCTTCGAGCTTGACCTTTACTTGTACAGCCTAATGCTTTTACTCTTTTAAGATGAACTCCATATTTATTTTTATAAGCTGCTTCTGCTTCTACTTCTTCATAATCTATATCTCTTATATCCATATTAAAATAAGAAACTGCGATTACTGTGCTTCTAGTTTTTAAACTGCTTCCTGTATAACTAAATCCATCTGGCGATACATTGGCTAACGTAAATAAATAAGTTGGATCTTTGGGACTATCTTGAGTTACCAATAATGCCCCCTCAGACCAAATAGGCATACATCTCATCACTCCTGACAAGGTATTTATGACATCAAATGCCTCAACACTTCTCTGAATATTTACATTGCACGCAAATCTAGCCTCCTCCCCTCCAAATCCATCTTTAACAAGCTGGTTTGAGAACTTACTAGCAGTTACAAATGAAAATAAATCTAAATTACTATCAATAATATGATTACCCAATCCATATCTTGTGTTGGTAAGTAGATCGAGAAGTATTAAAGCAGGACAAGTTGTCCATTGAGCAGCCCCCATAACACCATTAAAAATATAATTTTCTGGATAAACTACTCTACCTGTCTGTAAATCTACCGTTGGAGTTCCAGAATTATTAGCCCCTGCACCCGGTATTCTTACTTTTACTCCTCTAATCTTAAATTTTCTACTAGGAATCCTGCTAAAAAATTCTGAGTCTAGACGTAGTCTTGTGTAAGCACAATCAGGATATGTATTTGGATCATCTTCTAATTCTGAATAAGATTGCCAAATAAGATCTCTTTGTATTCTATCTGTGCTATTTGCTGACGTTTTTATAAGACGAACATCAATAGGATGTGAGCCAGTAAGTTCAACTCTATATTCTTTGTTATAAGCATCTGCTGTTCTACCTCTGATAACGGTTGGGAAAATGGCAGGATCAACTGTGCTAAAACCACCTCCATTATATTGAATTTGTATATCAAAATTTACTTGAGAACCACTAATATCTCCATCTTCTTCAAGTACTTGCAAAATAGGAACAGTAACAGTAATTTTTACAGCATCTAAATTACTATTATTTGTAAGTCTCCTAGTTATAGGGCTGCCATTTTCTACTGCAAGTCCAACATTAAAAATATTTGCACTTCCTTGATTAGCAGAACTATTAGATACTTTTGTCATTTTTGGCTGTTGATTTGTACCAAAACGAATATCAAGGTCAACATTCTGATGGTTAAAGTCAACAGCTTGCGGATTCGTAGAATCAGCAGTACCACCTAAAATAGGAGTATTGTCTAGAAAAATATCTTTCTTTGCAGCATTTATATATGCAGTAGTGCCTTTAGTTCTACCTTCTTTTGAGGGACTTGAAAAACCCTCTATTTCACCCTCGGAAATTAAGTCAATTAAAGTAGCAAATTGTTTACTATGTAAATTATCTTCAGCAATAGTGGGTGGATCACCACCGCCACCTTTACCACCACCACCACCAGATCCAGCAATACTTGCCCCTAAACCTGCATTATGAACACGAATAGTATTAGCAATAAAAGTATGATAGCCCTCAACAGTTAAGTTATAGACAGTATGCGTACCAATATTTTTACGATCAATAATTGGTCTTAAATGACCAAATTCATCAATCAAACAATCGTCAGTGCCTAAAGTATCTATACCAACAAACGCATTAAATTGATTTAATACCCAATGATTTGGTGTTGCATTTAATGTTTTACCACCCCATATCGTGTACTTAACAACTTGTTCGTTTTCATGCTCATGTACTTTTAAAACCTTGGCATGATAAATAGTACCTTTATCGTCAAAACTGCAAACAATATCTCCGACATTAATTTCTTTAATTAACTTTGTACCGTTTGGTACAGATACAGGAGTATCGCCTGTAAAACAACCTGCTCCACCTATTGATATGTACTTACTTTTATCCGTCATACTTGTACTGCTTCTGTATCTACATCACCACTTATAACAACTGATCCTGTAAATATTTCACCATAGACAATAGGAACAGGAGTTCCAGCTCTTGCTGTATTTTGCGTGCCACTAAAATTAAATGATATTTGTGGATTATCTTCAAACGTAGGATTTTCAGTTGGGTATAACATATCACTTACTCCAGTAAGAATCATGCTTGCACCAACCACGCTTAAACCTGTACCTATAGCTGTCGCAATCCCCGCACCAGCTAAACCTGTATATACTCCTGCTGCTGCTCCTGCTCCTGCTCCTCCTATTCCAACAGTTCCAAATAATCCTGCTCCTGGAAAAAAGAATGACGCACCTATTAATAATCCACCTAATAATATTTTTCCAAAATTACCACCTGCACCGCTAATAACAGGAATTATATGAATATCTTGTTGCCCTATAGGATCATGTATTTCATCCTTTGTAATTTCATAATTACCAATTTTTACTTGATAATATTTAGGACTCATGTACTTCTCCACTTCTGGAAAATTATTTATTAAAAAACTGATAGCTTGGGGTAAATTATGTACCTGTATTTCAAATTCTTTGTGACCAATAAACTTAGCCAACTCTCCATATAGTTTTAATTTACGCAACATAACGCAACCTCTTGCCTGTACATTTTAGTAACCAAGGTGAGTATGGTTCTTTACAACTTAGTCTACAAGAAAAATGATGCAAGACATCTCCATCTATAAAAATAGCCACATGATTTAAACCAGCATCTAATATAGACATAAATAATAAATCACCGTTTTCAAGTTTTTCATTTGGTTCTAATTCTCGAAATCCAGTAGCTTCAGCACATCTTTCAAACATAGGATCTTTAATAAATTCTTCTGGGGTTGCAGGTCTTTTCCAATCTCTAAGTTCAATATTTTTTTCTTCTTTGTACCAATCTCTTACTAATGACCAACAATCAGTTATACCCCATACCCATTCTCTTCCTATCAAAGGAGCTTTGTATCCTTTTGGTTCGCAATATCCCCATTGTTCTGTTTTAGGATTGACAATATACCAAGGTAAATTTGAGCTTTCGCAACTTATTAAATCTGCTTGACTAGGTGTTGGAGGTGTTATCGGATGACTATGAATAATAGCTGTTATTTCGCCTGTATTATCTGCTCTTACATAATCTTCTGGATCAAGAATAAAACATTGATTTTTTGTCATTGATAAATTACGACATGGATGATAAATTTCTTTGCCTTTCACATTTATTAATAGACCACAAGATTCTTTAGGATCTTCAACTTTTGCATGACTAAGAGCAGCTTCTTTCCAACTTGTCATTGAACAAACGAGCCTATAGACGGAAATAATTCTCTAGTACAAACTCTTAAAGGTATTCGTATATTTGCTAAATCAAACGCAGCAGCTAACTCAAATTGAACTGCTGATCTGTTTTCAGATGATTTTCTATCTATCTTGTAGATTTCCCTTGCGTATTCTGCTGTAGGATCAGGAGTTCCATACGGATTTGTGCCTGTCGGAAAATTAGCAGCGTCTAAAAACCTTGCTAATGTTCTAATTCTAGTTACCACAGCACCAGTTAAATCGTTTCCTGGTGTTACCACATTTACATTTAACAAAATAGCGGTGATTGTACTATTAGCATTACTAATACTCAATGTAGGTCTAGGTAATTGACCATTTGCATATTTAAATCCATCAGCTTCCATCGGTAAAGCAACATAAGTATTACCAGCCCAAACAATATTTCCATAGTTAATTTCATTTGTACCATCATGAAATCTATATGTATTATTTGCCCCATGCAAAGCTGCATCTGTTGTCAATTCAAATAACTCTATAAGCGATCCTGGATTTATTGATTGAGTTTCAGATACAGGCTTTGCCATTATGCCTCGAACACCTCAACAAATGTCGCACTAATTGTTGCACGATTAGCAAACTTTATATTTTTATTCCAATTTTGACATATAAATTTCATCTGTGATGGCTCATTTGGGGGTGTGTAATCAAAACTTTGTTGATCACTTGCTCGTGCATCTAAAAATGCTTCTAAGGTGTCAGAATCTGTTTCTGAAAGATTATCCCAAGTTAAAGCAAAAGTTTTTGGATTTTGGTTTAAACCAAAAGTAAATCTTTGTTGGTAGCCATCACCAAACTGTACTATTTTAGCTATTGGTTTAGAAGTTTTTCTAACTGGATAGCTTGGCTCGATGTTAGGTAAAGTTGCCATTATCTTAGAAGCCCTCCTGGTCTTCTTTGTTTAATTAATTCTGATTGTATTGCTGCTGAGATAACCCTGCCAAGTTCTCGACCTTGCTGTTCATTACCCTCAACAGAAGAACCAGAAGCATCTACATTTACCACAATATTACTTACTCCACCAGAAGCCTCAACCCCAAGTCTTCCTCCTTTACCTCTCTTCAGCGGAAGTATGGCTTCGGGTCCAGCCTCCCCTGCTAAACCCATACCTTTTGCCATTGGAAAAATTACTGGCTTGTCAATTACACCGCCTGACGCATAAGGGACAATTTTATTTTCTGCAAATACATTACCTTTAGCACTTTTCTTAATTTCACCACCTTTTTCAAACTTAAAAAACTTTTCCAATCCTGGAGCGAATGCAAATAAAGCCTTAAAAAATAAAGCTCTTAAAATCATTCTTTGTAAGTCAGCTAGTATTGATCTTGCTAAATCTGCAAAACTAGCTTTTCCTGTCATTGCAAGTTGTACAAAACCATCAGCAAGTTTATTAATCCCATTTACTGCAAGTTCTCCAATCTGTGATTTTAAATCCATTGCAGATTCTCCAACTTTTCTTAATTCTTCTTTAAAATTATATGTCTCATTTTTATTTTCTCGTAACTTTGCTTTTATCTGGTCAAGTGTCATTTTAAAATTCTCGCCTTGTATTTCTGTCATCTCATCAAAAATTAATTGTGCTTCTCTATCAATTTGTAATTGGTCAAATTTTTCTTGAGTTATTAGTCCTAGTTGTAACTGACGTTTTGCAAGTTTCTCATTTAACTTATCCTCTGAAACAGGATCATCAAAATCACTTGCAGCCGTGCCTGTCTCAGTTGGATTCGCAGCATAAAAATCTTGCATATTACCCATAGCTACATCTCTAGCTGCTTTAATTCTGTTAAATTTAGCTATGTCCCTAGGATCAGTACTTTTATCTAATCCTTGTCTAATAGCAATAGTATAAGCATCACTACTTTGCTTAACTCTATTTTCTAATTTAGTTCTTTGATTTTCTGTTCCAATACCAAATAGTCTTCCAAGACCTTCAATTATTCTATTTATAGAATTAACTATACTAGTTGCTAATCTTTGGAAGAATGCACCTATAGGCTGCATAATTCTTCCAAGATGTAATTGTAACTGTTGCATTGCAACAGTTAATTTTTGCCCTGCATCCATTCCACTATTAGCCATTTTCAAGGCTGCTTCTCTATGGTCATCACTTAATTTGACAACAAATTTCATTACATCGTTAAGACCAACAGTTCCATCTCTCAAGTCTTTCTGTAACTCAGGTAGTGTTCTTCCTGTTGCATCAGCAAATTTAACCACGGCCCCCGGCAAGCGTTCACCCAGTTGGCCC